AGTTTTAATTCTGTCAACTGTATTTTCAATATTTTCTTCGGGAACAAATGTGCAGTATAAGCGATTATTCATAAAAAAACCATATATTAGTCCCACATAAATATACAATAATTTATAAAGCCTCCAACACATCGTAATTTTTTCCTATCTTTATTTTTATAGGGTATTTTTTAGATACTATTTCCTTAATTTTTATAAGAGTTTCTTTACCATCTGATTTACTAAAGTCAAATAAAAACGAATCATACACATATAATATTAAGGTAGACTTTTTGTCTTCTAAATATTTATTTACTTCTTTAACAACCTGCATGTTGGTTTCTGTTTCATATGCCTGTATAAGATAATTAAATAATTGTTGACGAGTTAATTTAGGATGATTTTGTTTTTGTATTCGCTTTCCTAATGTAGTTTCAACATAACCCATTCGATTAAACATTTCCCAATTTAAGTCTATATATTCTTGTGCTCTACTAAAATACGGATGGTGTAGGTTTTCTTTTCTAATTCCCCCATACATCTGTTTGAATGTATGTTCTTTAGGATTAATGTTAGGGTCATTGTAAACTTCGCTTAATTCTTCATAAACGTTGTCTTTAGAAAAAGAAAAGCCTACCATGTCCGCAATTAGTCGTGGATGATAACCACTATAATCAATTTCAATTAACAGGTCATTTTTAGGTTCAAATGACTTTCGCTCTCCCGTTTTGTGTTTTAAACCCATAAAACTTAATCCGTTGAAATTGTTTACAGGCCTTCCGGTTGTTGTGTATGGATTATACCATCCGTATATATTATTGTCTTTGGTTGAATGTTTGTCGCATGTTAATTTAAAGTATGTTTCAAAATGATCGTTAATCTTGATTGAATTTTTTTCTATGTGGTATAAACTTGGTAATATTATGTCGTTGTATAGTGAATCTACATTCTCGCTAAGTAGTGGAATTAACGCATTTTTTCTAGCTTCACACCGCTCGAAGTGTTTACCAATAGGAATCATTTTATTTACCTTTATTTGTGGGAATTTACGGTAATAATGTGTGTGTGCTTGTGTGTTAAATTTGTCGTCGAATGGTAAGTTAGTTTGTTTGTAATGTAAGTGTTGTATATCCGTATGAGGGTTCGTGGGGTTGATATGTCGAGCTGCTTTTGAATCTTTTGTGTAAAACGACTTGCTATTTATCCACTGCCAAACTTCATCTTTATCTAAACTGATACACTCTGGGTGGTTTAAAGGAAGTATAAAGCCTTTGCGTTCAAATGAAGAAACGTATATAGCAATAACTTCTGCAAGGGCGGGGTGAGTATTGTCATTTCCTAGGACATAGTCAATATAGCACTTGTCTGTGAGAATATCGCGGATTTCTGCGAATTGATTGGGTGTTTCGATAAGATAGAACATACCTTATCAATATATGAAAATTATCTTGAATAGCCACCTCTTCCTGAAGGGGCTTTATTACCTGATGAAGATTTACCTGTTGATTTACCTACTAATAATTTAGATTTTAAATTTGATTGTTGGTCAAAAGCTTCTTCAAAAGTTGAGGGTTGATCAGGTTCTGACCATCTGTTTAATATTGTAGATTCAATACCTAAACTAGTAAGTGATTCTTGGATTGCAAATGCCTCTTCTTTTCTAAGTCTTCCATATCTTCTGTAAGGTAATTTTGTAAATGAAATAGATACTTTCCCACCACCACCAAAAGCCATAGGTCCTGAACTTGATGGGTCTTGTTCTACTTTAAGACCCATAGCAACATCTACAGCTGAAGAGCCTATATCTACTGTATTTTTTAGTTTTTCTTTAAAATTACCAACTGCAGCTGTTGCAAAAGTCATCTTTGAGTATTCTTTTTTAAGTGCTTTGTCAGTTACATTAGTAATAGTAACATAATAATTAGGTGGTAAACCAGCATCACCTGAATCTTGTTTAATAGTAATCATTGCTTCATTAACTAAAGCTTCACGAGTAGTAACTGATCTTGGGAAGGTATCAGAAGTATAAATTACTGAGTCAGGACTAGCTAATGTGTCTAATACTTCACAATATATACCAAATTTACTAGATTTTATATAATATTCATTATAACCTATTGTTTTAAATAATTCAGATTGAGAATCAACTGAAATATCGTTTTGTGTAGATGGGTCACTTTTAGAAGTACCTAACTCGTAACTATAATATAAATTACTATGGGGTTCTTCAATATGAATGGGACCTACCATAGGACCATTTATAGGGTGAACATGATATTCACCTATATACTCAGTGCCATTTTCAAAATATAATTCATTACCCTCAGTATATAAATTGTTTTTTATTACTTGTGCATATTCAGTAGGATCACTAAATAAATTTTTTATGCCTAATAGAAATCGTTCATATCTAGTTATTATATTAGTATTAATTTCTTTAGCATTTTCTCCTAAAGACCATTTTATACTAAATACTTGGTATAAATTAATGTCAAATTTAGTTTTATTTTGGGATATTGAATCATAAATAGATTTATCAATTTCAAAATATTTGTTTAATGAATTATTTCTTTTAGCAAAGTATCTTATATAACTTCCATTACTATAATCTGTGTCTTTAGGTCTAATTTTAGTAGATATAGGTGATTTATTTTGATTTAATTTTTTAAAAATACCAGGCTTTAAGTTATTGTAAATACTATTTGAAATAACTGTGTTATCTAATTCTACTTCTTCAGATTCAATTTGATCTAATAAATTTTTAATTTCGTTTTGTTCTTGTTCAGTTAAATCCCTACCTTCAGCATCATCTAATATTTCTTGAGCTTGTTCAACAATTAATTTATCTCCTGGGTTTATTAAATTTTTTAATAATGAAGTTAATAAATTTGCTAAAAGTTTTTTAGCTAATTCGGTTAAAGCAAATAATAAAAGATTTTTTAAGTAATTTAATAAAATATTTTTTGTTTTACGGGCTTCAGTAGGAATAATAACTCTACCAGGAGAATTAATATCGTCTCCTTCATAATATCTATTTTTACTTGTTTGTATATAATTTCCACTAAAAGGAGTTTTATCATCTTGGTATATATAATCACCTTCTTTTGCTGGTTTTACTTTAGCTTTATTTTTTGGAAAATATGCCATATTATATTGGTAGTATTGTTGCTTGTCCTGTTATAGTTGTAGTCCAATCTTGTCCCGTGATTTCTTGTTCTTCTCCCATTACTATAAAGCATACTTTATTTTGTTTATATAATTCAGGTAATCTAGAAGGATCTATTTTAAAAACATTACCTATAATTATACCACTTATACCATCTAATTTTGCATTAAATTTAAGAGGGATTATTGATGATATATTAGGTTGAGTACGTTTGGGTTCTCCTATTACTCTATTTTCTCTTCCAGGTACTGATAACCTTCCTAAATCAGCTTTTGCTGTGTTTAAAAATTTTAAAGCTGCTGTAGCTGAAGATAAGTCACCACCAGGAATTTCATTATAGTCTGTATATGGGTCTCCTACTAGTTTTATTTTCTTTTGATCACCTTCAACTCCTCTATTATATGATTGAGCTTGAATTAATGTTGGGTTTTCTGCAGATCCTGGAGCTAAATCACTTGTTAATCTTAATCTTTGTAAGTATACTTCTAAAGCTATTTTTAATTCCATAAATCTAAATAACTTTTTTTCTGATGTTGAATGAGAAGCATTACTATACCATCCATTTTTTCCTATTTCACCCCAATTAACATTATTATTTTTACTTTTAATAAATCTATTTTTTATACCCCTATTAAAAGCCGCAAACGTTACTTCTTCTAAAGATTCAGGATCATCTGGATTTTGTGCAGCAATAGCTATAGTAGAAGTTAAAGCACTAGGAATAGATAAATCATAATTAAAATCTCTTACTATTGAGTTTGTATTTAATACATTTAATGTAAATAAACTATCTGAGGTTATACCTTCACCTGTAAAACCTAAATCTATTATTCTTATTCTATGATTTCTTTCAAAATCATTTTGAATTTGAAAATTATGGCCATTTCCACATGAAGCATTTACATCACTCCATATTTTTTTTATAAATTTTCCTATACTAAAATTCTCATTAGGCACTTGTTCATTAAATTCATCTTTAGTATAATATTGGGATTTAAATGTTTTATAAAGATAAGTTACTTCAAAAGATATGTCTCCAATTCTTCTTGATTTTTCTAATTTAGGGGCTTTACCCGGTAATAATCTTTTTATATTTTCAGGAAAAAGACATATATTAGGATTTACTGAAAAACTTAAATTTGTGTAATATGTAAATATCCCACAACCCTTTAATAAATCTGTTCCTCTAGAATTTGATTGAACTCCTGTAGAAATAGTTGATAAACTATCAGGAATAATATTTTGATTAAAATTTAATTTATCATGGGTTACTCTTACAAGAGGAAAACTATTAGCATCTAATGGGATACTATTATTTATTATTCCTATAAAATCTCTCCATCTTATCCATACACTAGGGTTAGGATCTTTAGTATTAGAATATTTAATAAGTTTTTTATCTAATTTTGAGTAATTAGTTAAAAAATCTTGTTTTTCTTGTTCTCTTAAAAGTATTACATCTTCAAGTCGTTGATCTGAATTAGAAAAAAATCCTCCATCACTATATTCTTTAATATCCCCCTCATAATCAGATTTTTGTGGTAATGCTATTGAACCTGACTCAACTTGTTCTTCAAAATCATCTAATTCTTCATCTGTAGGTCTATAATCGCTTAATGCTTCTGCGTATTCACTTAGGTCTTCTAAGGTTTTTTCTAAATATGATTTAGTGTTGTCTTTATCAGATAATCTTCCTCCTAAACTTTCTAAAACTTCACCTATAGATATTAACTCGGTTTTACAAGAATAACCACCATCAGATCTAACAGAGTAATTAAAATTTTTAACTATACCATATAAACCATCATAGTTACCTTTAGATGTTTCTTTTTTTGCTATTATTGCTTCTTGCAAAGTATCTTGATCATATTTTCCATCCTTACCCTCACCCCAAAATTTAGGATTACTTGAAAGATAAGTTAAATTAGATTCTGTGGTTCCATCATTTTTAATGTAAGGTGCCCATCCCCATTCTAATAAACATGGATACCCCGGTCTCATATATAATTTTTCTAATAAACTTAATTGATCAGTACTATGACATTCAAAATTTACAGTAGCTTGTCTTAAAGATCCATAAGCAGTTTTAGTTTTTATATTAACCCCTGTAATACCCGCCATAGGAATTTTACCAAATCCATTTTTGGGTGCATCATAAGAAGTAGCAAAACCTCCTCTAAGTGTATCATTTGACTTAGTTCCTCCTTCTAATACATTATTTTTGGCAGTAGTATTACTACCATTAACATTAACTCCTGAAGCCATTCTAATAGTACATTGTCTAGTAAGAAAATGTGTTCTATCTCCTTGGCTTACTTTAGTTTGTCTTTGGGCTATTTGACCTTGAACAAAATCTTCAAAACTTTTTTTAAATATAGACATTATTCTGCTGTATTTAGATTTTCAAATGTATTAAGTATTACTTGTATATTATTAGGGATTCTAATTTGTATACCAGGTTTTAGTAATAAACTATCTCTTCTTATTTTATCTGGATTTGCTTTTGAAATAATCCACCATAATGAAGTATCTTGATAAAAGTTATTAGCTAAAGTATCTAATCTATCTCCTACTTGAGTTAACACATATATATCATTTATACTAGGGGGTATTTCGGGGTACAAAGTATTAGTATAATAACGATTTTTATTTTCGTCTGTTCTTATTGATGTATCTTTATATCTGTTTGCCATAATTTATTTAATTTATAAAAGGACTGTAGCCACCTGTTCCTTGTTCACTTTCAGGTACAGGACCTTGGACTCCTGCTAATTGACCATTAGTGTAAACTTCTTCTTCTTCTTCATCTAAATAACTATCATCAGTGTCTATTTCTGTGACATTTATTGGGGTATTAGGATCTATCCCTCCTCCTTGGAATTTTCCTCCTTTATCATAAAACGTCTCTGTAAATCCAGATGGTAAATAATTACGGTCTGCTTCTGTAGCTACACCTTGTTTGAGCCAGTTAGTACCTTGAGGTAATAAGAATGGAGAACTTTGAATAGAAGTTTTAGGTATAAAGTTATGTACAGGTGTAAAGTTACATTGAACATCTAATACGTGAGGTAATTCCATCATTTTTTTATCTAACCCTCCTTCAGGTGAATCCATTGCAATTTCCCAAGGATAATCTTTTTGCCAAGATAAACTTATACTACTAAAAAAGCCAGGTATTGATCTTATCATACTACCTATAGTTACTTTTACAAAAGTACCTCTCATTCTACCACTTTTATAAGTAGGAGCAGTAGTACTAACTAAATAATTTAATTTTCTAAATAAAGGTCTCATTTCATGCCTTGTTTGGGCTGCTACTTTAAAACTAAAACCTATTGCTCTATCAAAATTATCATATGTGTAAAATGGCTCACCCCTACCTGCATAATTAAATTTATTCCAATTACCACTATAATTGTCATTAAATCCTTCTAAAAATGCTCTAAATTGTATTCTACCTGAAAATGTTCCTCCTTCATATACATCAAAGTAAAATTTGATTAAATCTCTTTGAAATTCTAAAGGAACTGAGTTATCATGTATATCTAAAGCATTAATTTTATCTATTGTACCTGGTTCTAAATAATCATATTTTTCTGATTTTATAAATATTGTTCCTGGAGTACCAGTATTAACTCTATTTTCTCTATAAGCATCAAATGGTCTATCTTCCCCAAATGAATTTTTTAATCTTTGATGCATTTCAGATTTTCCAGCTCTTATTTCACTAATTGAATCAGTACGAGTTACATTATAACCATTAATGTCTACAATTAAAGGGTATTCTTTTTTAAAAGAATCAACTCCATCAGTTGCATATTTAATAGGTATAGCTGAATTTTGATATCTATAAATTGTAGTTTTTCCTAAACCATATATTGATCCAGGTCCTTTATCATATTCATATAAAATAGCATTATTAGATTCACCTGTAAGGTCTTTTATTTTTTTAGAAGCTTTTTCTCCAAAATCTTTAGCTTTATTTCCTATATTTTGAAGTCCTTGACCAAATTTAGTTTTTCTTTCACGTTGTTCTTTTTCAAATGCAGCCTCAGGAATTACTCCTGTCATTCTTCCGTTATATAGTGTTAAAAGACGGTTTCCTCTATCACTTCCACCTATTCCAAAATCAGATTTTGTTGCTAATTTATCACCTTTAATAGTACCTATATTATTACCTATTTCAACCGCTAATTTAGCATATGTTTGACTATCTTGCCATATAGGTGATAAACCTGATCTGTTTAAATGTACACCCGTAAAATTAACTGCTGCTTGACCTAATATATTTAAACCTACATTAAAAGTTCTATTGTTATTTAAATCTGCACCTGTTGTAAGACTTATAAATTTCCCTATTTCACCTCCAGCTTTTCCCGCTAATATATCAGGTTGGGCTGCTTGTAAAGCTAATTGTTGGGTTAAAAAACCTATACCTCTTTGTGATAAAAAGAATTTACTTAATCTAGCTACATCTTTAGCTGATCTACTTACTGCTGTTGTAATACCACCTCTTATAAACCCGTCAGAAAAACTGTCAATAAAACCTAAAAAACGAGAAGCACCTTTATCTAAATCAGGAATTTCTTGATTTTTCCCCATAAAAGGTTCTCTACTAAAACCTTGTCTAGGTCTATCATAAGCATTACCCTCACCAAATTTAAGTTTTCTTTGGTTCCATGTAAAATTATCAAAAAGGGAAGTAGAATTACCTAAAGTAGATCCTCCATTATTAAATTGGGCATGGTTAGGATATGAATCTACAACACCTGCTGTTTTTCCTTCTTCTAAATTTGTTAAGAGTTGTTTTAAAGCCATAATTTATTAACCGGGCATGTTATCTTCATATTTTCCTGTTGATGGAAGGCCACCATTTAAATCTATACTTGGAAATTCATAGGGACCTGCTTGTCCTGGTTGATTTCCTGGGGTTGTAACCCCATATGAATAATTATAAGGAGTATTTTGTAGTAAAGCTTCATGTAAATCTACTCCACCTAATTGTTTTCCTTGATACTTTCCAGGATTTACCATACCATGAAAATAACCATTACCCCCATCTATTGCATCTAAATCTTGATATTCTGAATTTCCTGTGGGGCCAGGAGCAGGTCCTATATTTTCTAAGGAATCACCATAAATGTAACCATAAGGGTTAGTTAATAAATGTTCATGTAAATCTACTCCACCTATTTGTTTACCTTGTTCTTTTCCAGGATTTGCTATACCATGAAAATAACCATTACCTCCTTCTACCCCATTTAAATCTGGGTAATCTAATTCAGAAGGTAAATTTACTAGATTATCTTCTTGTAATATAGAATTTTCTCCTAAATCAAATTGTGGTCCTGGTTGTCCGTCTAAATCTTGGTAAGGTGAATTAGTTGGTACTTCTGGTAAAGAATTTTGCTGTAATGTAGAATCAGGACCTAAATCAAAAGATTGAGCTCCTTGTTGGTTACTCATATCACTAACAGGTTGATTTCCTCCTACTAAGTCGTATAATGATGATAAATCTTTAAGTGCCATAATAATTAGTTTTGTTATACATATTAAGCAAATACAGCGTCTAATGAATTAATTGAATTAAAACGAGGAGTATTAAAGTCTACAGATATAGATCTAGCTGCTGCTTTTGTAGCTAATGATATTATTTCTGAATCTGAACGACCTTTTCCACCTCCACTACTTAATTGATTATTTGGTATTACATTACCTGAATTTGTAGGTACTATAAGTTCAGGACCTCTTTCTCCTACCATGTAAGGTTGCCCAGCAGCTATAGGTCCACCTATTGCTCTTCCTTTAGGAGCTCTAGACATATACATTGCTCCTGCAGCTAATGCACCAATTCCTAATGCTAAAGTAAAAGGATTAGAAAATGCTGCAGCTATTTTAGCAGATGTAATTCCGTTTTGGAGTGCTAACTGTATAGTATCAGAAATATTTTGCCTATTTTTATATACTAAAATTGCTGCTTGGTAACCTTTTATAAGTAATAAAGTACCTGCAGTTGCAGCCGCAAATGTAGATATTAAATCCATATTATCAGCCATTAAAGCCATTCCTGCAAATACAGGTTCTAAAACTGTAGCTATTGAAACAAATGCTGATTTAACTCTTAAAGTTATCATTTCAAATTGTTTTTGAATATCTAATCTTTCTAAATTAGCTAAAGTTTCTTCATCACCTTCTGCTCGTGCTTTTTCTTTTAATTCAGAAATAGATGCTTGATTAAATAATTGATCAGCTAATTGATCTGATGTCATACCAACAGATTTAGCAATTGCATCTTGTTGTAAAACATTTAATTTACTAAATTCATAAAAATCACCTACATTAGCTGCAATTTCTCTAGTTAATCCTTCATAATCACCTGTTAAAGCAAATAAACGAGCTTGTTCTAAATTTAATTGTTTACCTGTTAATAATTCTGCTTCTAATTCTGCTTCAATACTACTTTGAAAATCTAATAATGCTTTACTTGTACCCGCAATAGCTTTTAATTCAAATCCTAATTCTTTAGCTACTGCTACTGCTCGTGTTAATTCATTAACGTTACCTCCTAATTGGGCTCTAATTTGCCCACCAACTTGAGCTGCTTCATCTATTACTTCAGCAATATTTAATCTGGCACCTAATTCAGCTTCTACACCTTTAACTACTCCTACTTGACCTAATACTAAATCTTCTACTGATTTACCTGTTTGGATTGATCTTTTAGCTATATTATTTTGTGCCTCTACAGACATTCCTAAAGTTAGAGCAAATCTACCTGCAGCTTCAGCTTGTTTAGTTATTAAATTAGTACCAGTACCTAAACTTTTATTAATATTAGTTATAGCTTTTTGTGTACCTAAAAAACTAACTCCTATATTTCTACTAAAAGTAGCTGATATGGCTATTTGTCTAGTTAATTTAGTACTATCACTTACACTAAGACCTAAAGATTTTTGAAATTGAACTTGGGATTTATTAGCACCCTCTATAGCTTTTGCTATATTTTCAGAATTAATTTTAGATTCTTTTAAAAGATCATTTATCCCAAATTGGGATTTTAATTGATTTTTTAAAGAACCTTCTATCTTTTTTTCTTCAGCAGCTAAATCTTTAGCAACTTGTTTAGATGCCTTAGCCTCCGTTAGCTTTCTATCGTATATTTTTTTAAAATCTTTGTCGCTTTCTTCAGCCATAGAATTGTTTTGTTATAAATATTAGAAAAAAAAAGATGTCTTGTGACATCTTTAAATATTATATGTGGTTGAAGGATTTATGTTAGGTCTTGAAACTCCTTCTTTAGGAACATTTTGTTGAGCTTTTTTCATAGCTTTTTCTTGATCTTTAAAATGTTTATTTATTATACCAATATGATATCTTCTTAACCAAATAGGCATATCATATACTTCAGAATAAATAAAACCTCCACCTCCATGGAATACTAAATCATGTATTTCTCTAAAAATATTTTTTCTATACTCAGGATTCAGGCCAAAAAAAGTTAACCCCTATAGGGATAGGTACCTCCTCTACCACTTTACCATCTAATCCTTCATAATCAAACATTAATTTAACATCAGGCATTAATTCTTTTAGGTAACTTCTAAGCGATTTTGAATCTCTTGCTAATAACTGATTATCTACAAATTCTCTAATAGTTTTTTGTTCATAATCACCATTAATAGAAAGAATAGTATGTTTTAATTTCGTAGTTAAAAGTTTATTTCCTTGGCCTAGTTTTTCTAAACCTTTTAATTCTTTAGCAATTTTTTGTTCATCACCATGTGTTAAAAGTTTAAAAGTAATATTAACTTTAGAAATAGGAAGAGTAAAACTAAATTCATTTTTACTATTTGTAACTTTAGATTCATCTAATTCTTTATCATCTATTTGAGTTAAATCTACTTCTGCTGTTTCTTCTTTACCAGTATTAGGGTGGATAAATTTAAACTTATAATCTTTACCATATCCTAAAATACGTGAAGCAACTAATATAGCATTTTTATCTCCTACTAATAAATCATCATAATTTATAGGAGATAAAATTAATGCTTTAAGTAAAGCATCTATCACTGTACCATTTTGGATTAGGTTTTGGTTTGTTAATATATCCTCTTCACGAGCAGTCATATACTTCATTTCGATTTCTCCTTTTTTTAAGGGACTATTTTCGGGGTAGAGTAAACCTTTTGAGGGTAATGTAACTATTTCAGAAGGGAATTTGTAACTTGTTTGTTCCATAACTTATTTTAATTTTATTCAGATATACATATATAAAAAAAAGAAAGGACGTCATAAAATGACGTCCAGCCTCGCAACTTCGGGAGAGAAGTATATTAATAATTTAAAATAGCATAATCCATTCTAATTGTAAGTGTAATATCAGCAGGATCAGATGATGTCCAATCTGCATCTCCAAAATTAGCTGCATGGCAATATGCGCCTTTTAAAATCCATTCTTCAACTACATCACCTACAGGGCCTAAAGCATTAAATCTAATATCTTTTTTATAGAAATCAGAATAACCATCTCTACCTGTAACTGATTCATGAGATAAACGAATCCATTCCATTACTGCTTGAGCTCCTGATGGTGTAACTGGATCATATAATGTACATTGTACATCTTCCCAATTAGCTTTACCTTTAATTTTTCTTTTCACATTAATGTGATCAAGAATTACGTCTGAAAATGTTATATTTGGTTTATTTGTTTGTCTTATTAAAAAAGCAGGGATACCATCTATAAACATTACAAACCTGTTTTTCAGTTTCGGCTCAAAAGCCGTATACATCATTTCGTTTGTGTCTAATATTGCCATTGTTATTTATTTTATTATAAATATATAATTTTTAAGTTTTTATTCACCAAATGTTGCACCAGTTGGGAGAACATTAAAGTCTAATATAATAAATTCAGCTGTTTTAGTTGGTTGTAAATAAATAGCACCTACTAATTGGTTTCTATCAATTACATCTGCTGTATTATTTGACTCATCCATTTGGACTCTAAAAGCAAATAAACCTTGTCTTGATTGTACTGATTCTAAGTATGGATTAACAATATTTAAAAATCTATTACGTGTTGCTGCTGTATTTTGTTCAAATAGTAAGTATCTTGAAGAACTTCCAATGAATTTCTTAACAGCTATTAATAATCTACGAACATTAATTCTATCTAATGCTGATGATTTTAACTGTAATGTTTTCTGACCCCAAATACAAACTCCTGTTTGGGGGAATGTTGCAATTGGATTAACTCTTGCTTCATATAATTGATCTCTTTCAGCTTGATTTAACCTAATTCGAGCTTCTAATACATTTCCTAATACACCTCTATTTAAACCTGCGGGTGCAAACCATTCAGCTTGTAAAGCATCACTTGCTGCGATAGCACCTGGTACTACTACTGATGGTGGTACAAATACTGGTTTATTTCGTGAAGTATCAAGTACTTTAACCCATGGATAATAAACTGCAGCATAATTGGTATCTACACCATCTGTTGCGTTTACAGCTGTGTTTACTGAATCATTGACTTGATTTAAATCCATTACATAGAAAGCATCACTACGAGCTTCTACCATATCTATAGCAGCTTGTGTTACTGAAGAGTGTAAAGTTTTAATTACACCTGGTAATGCTAACATATTAATATCATATTCATCCTGATTTGAAAGAATATTTAAAGCTTTTTTATATCCTTTATATCCTGCTTTATTAGTATTACTTAAATCAAATCCATATAAATTAGTTGATGAAATATATTCTCCTGTTTGTGGTACTATTGTTGGACTTACCCCGTCTAACCCACCTTGGAAAGGAACTGAAAATTTAAGAAATGTATTTGTAGGACCATTAATACCTGTATTGTCTATTGAAGCACTTAATGATTTACCTGCATGACTTATACTTGCATTAGAATTTACAAAGCAATTTTCAACATTAAAATCACCTGATGCATTGGGCACATTAGTACCTGCTGCTGTTTTTGGTACTGGATTATTCCAGTTTTGATTATCTAATTCATTATAGTTCCATCCTAAGTAAATATTTGTATTAAAATTACCATTTATATCTGTGCTACTTGTTTGGAATGAAGCACTTGGTAATTTAGCTGAATTAGGGAATCCTATTATAGTATCATTTACTGCTTTAAATCCTTTAGGGGATAATTTTGGAGAATAAGCTCCTTCTTCTACTGCAGATTTTACTTCAACTCTAATATATTGTGAAACATTAGGATAATTACCTTTTAATTCTACTTTGCCTAAAGTTTCATTATATTGAGCGTATCTATCACCTATTTTTCTTGATATGTAATTTACATCATTAGGATCTAAAGTACAATTATTAAATTGTTCTAATATAGAAAGTGATTTATCATTATCATCATATGCTCTAAGTAAAACACTAAATTGAGAATACTGTTCTACTCCATCTATGTTAGCAGGTTCTTTTAAATTAGCAATTGAAAGTTTAAATTGTTTATTTGTATTTGTACCATCTGCTAAAGTGTGGAATTTAAATAATTCTTTAGTATTTTTAGCTGAATCAAATTGAGAAGTAATAAATGGAGTTGAAGCCGCGCTATATCCTTCAGCAAATGAACTAGTAAAAATACAAGCTGTTGTATTCTTTCGTAAAGATAATTGTAATGCAAATTTATCAGCTAAGTGTTTTTGCCTAGATTTAAAGTTTAAATATGGGAAGGCTGAAAATTCATATGCATTAGCTCCTGTTTTACTATTAGCAGAATTACCTGTTAAACCTAATGTTTGTTCAATGTAGTCATTTTGGGTAGTAACTAATGAAGCTGTAATATTTTTTGCAGATCCAGCTGAACCTGTTAAAGTTAAACCAAATGAACTTGAAATTGAAAATTTACTAGTACCTGTAACTGTTGCTTTTGCCGTTGAACTTCCTAATTCTAATGCAGATGCATTTGATGTATTTTGAGATGGGAAAAATACTGTTAGGATTTCATTTACTTCTACTCCTCTAGAAGCTGTAATTTTATTTGCTACGGTATTTGGAAGTGTAATAGGACTCTTTACTGTTAATGAAGTGTTACTTATAACAGAATCTACTACAAGATTTTGTGAAAGAGAACCTGTTTCTAGTTTAATAACATCTCCTGAAGCAAATTGAGTATTAAAAGAAGTATTACTACCTGTAACATGTATACTTACTCCTGATGTTCCAACATTCGCAAGAATACCTGATGAAGATTCAGTTAATTTTCTAAAATGAGAGCCTGTAGTTACTAATGCTACTAATTGTTTTGTGGTACCATCAAATTTGTAACCACCTCCTGCTAGTACTCTACATACCGTTACAGATCCTGCTGATCTAAGATATTCTCTTACTGTTTGGGGGACGTATGTGTTAGGACTTAAACCCCCAAATCTTCTTTCAAATTCTGAAAAGCCATTTCTTATTACTATAGGAACAAAAGCAGGACCTTGTGGTGTGGGTCCTACAATTGCTGCTCCTATTTGTCCTATACCTTGGGGTAAGAAAGATTGGTCGTTTTCTCTAGTAAAAACACCTGGGGATACAATAGTTTCGTTTGCCATCTCTTATATATTATTAATCTTAATTGCATGAGTTATTCTCATATAAATATAAAAAGAAAGTGTAAACCAGGATTAATTATTAATCTACTATTGTAAGTTTACCCGTGTCGATATCTAAAGTACCATTTCCGTATTTATCTGAAAGTGATTTTGCAACTTGTTCTTCTTGTTGTTGAAGTTTTTCAATTTCATTTTTTAATTGAAATTTTTTAATTTCTATTGTACCTAACTGTAGTGCTAGTTGTTGGATTTGATTTTGAAGATTTTTAATTGTGTTAATTTCTTCTTGGGTAAGTTGTTTTTCCATAACTTTTATTAATTATTATTTATTATTCTTATATACATATATAAAGATTAAAAAGACCCACCATCAATATTAGTATTTGCAGTACTACTTCCACTTATTGTACCTAAAATTGTTAAGTTTCCATTATTATCTAATTTTAACAATTCAGATCCCCCCACACCTGGAACACCTGTGTCTTTAAACACACGAAATGATGAATTGTTATAAACATTTGCATTATCCATTAATAAATCAAAACCACCATTTGTTTTAATATAAGGGGGATTAGGAAGTGGTTGCCCATAATTAAAAGGTATACCACCATGTAAAGATATACCAGATCCTATTAATGGTTTACTAGTTACAACACCATAAAAACCATCAACTATATTACTACCTTGATTGGTAGAACCTTGTACATTTTCTGTAGCATTACTTACAAATATTCTAAATAATTTAGTGTTAGTTTTAGCAAATAAATCCCCCGTAATTGTATTTAGTACAAGGTCTTCTTTACTAAATTCATTAATTTTAGGATCTCTATTTAACTGTATTAATTCCATTATGTACCACTTATTTTGCCTACATTGGCTGTTGCTACTGTGTTAACTTTTCCTATATTTGCTGATGCTAAACCCATTATATCATGACTATAACCAGTTGCTAAAGTATAATCAATTTGTAAAGTACTACCAAAATTAATACCTACATCAAATGATCCATCACCAGTATCTGCATCAGCATAATCTGAATCTGCTTCTACTAAAGCTATCCCAAAATGATCATTATTTTTTATATCATTTAAAGCATCTGAAGTTAATGTAAAATTATTATCTGCACTAGTATTCCAAGATTCTAATTCATTTGTGTATGTAGTACTATAATCTAAATTATTAAAATCATCATCTGCTAAAATAGCGCTTCCATCACCCCCAAATGCTGTGCTTTTTACACCTATAACATCAGCATCAGTACTTATACCTGCCCCTCTTATTTTTAATGTAGCAGAACTAATAGTACTTGTTATACCAGCTGTATTAAACACTAAGAAAGTTCTTATATATCTCATAGCACCCCCACCTCTACCTGCACTTCTAAACCACTGAATTGCAAAACTTATCTCACCTGTAGCATCAACATGAGTACCAGTAGTTGCATCACGAGCAGCTGCTTGGGTAGTTTGAGTAGTACCAGTTATATATCCTTTACCAATAGCATTTATTGTAGGCATTTAAAATTCTTTTTTAGGTAAATAATACTTATTTAAATTAAAGTAATTATTTACAGGAGGATTAATATTTAATATTTGATAAGTTACATTTGGTATGTTATAAAAATTAGTTTCAGAAGGTTCATTATTCCACCAAGTTACTTTTGCTCCTTCTTTTACTAAACTACTTAATGAAGAACTAAATTTATTCATATCTTGATCTCCAAAAGTATCATAAAATACGCCATCATAAGTTGATAAAGAATCTTTTACACTATACCAACTACCAGTTATAATAGTTACATTTGATTTACTGGCTGCCCATTCTTGAGCTTTAGTAATTATTTGAGGATGGTTTTCAATTATTGTATGCGAATTAATTGAATGAGAATGCATGTAACCTGCTGATATACCCATTCCAAATCCTATTTCTAATATGTCTCCGCCTCCTTCACAAACATAAGCAGCTGAAGCTGACATTAGGGAATCTTCCCAATCCATCATTACTTCTCTATTACTACCAAAGGCTTTATCTGTATAATAGATTTTATCTGATTCGAATATTAATGTTTCTTCTAAATATCCCATTATGCGTTAACTTCTACGAATGTACTATCCGGATTAAACCATATTTGACCATTTGAGGCATCTAAACAATATCCTACAATTCTTACTATATTACCATTACCTGAAGGGGCAGTTGCACTAACATCTCCTGCTGTGGTTGTTAAATATAAAGCATCACCTACAGCTCCTGGATCATGATCTAAAGTAACCATACCTCTTAATAATACTCCATTAATGTCTGAAGCTGCTCCTAATGCTACTCCTAATAATCCATCAGATTTTGTATTATCGTCTGCATCTGCTAATTCCCAAGTACCATTTGATTTATAATGGTATATAGCTCCTGCAGTCATTGATGTTGTTCCCCCAAATTTGACTATATCACCTTTAGCTTCTCCATCAGTTGTGCCTGTTATACTGTGTTGTGTTAATCCTGCTTGACCTGTTATAGTACCACTTGAACTTATATTACCTGAAGCTGTTACGTGACCACTGCCTATTATAACTTTATCACTAACACTATTATTAAAAGTTATATTACCACCATCTGGGTTAACATGTAAATTAGAAACAGCACCATTATTTCTAGCCATTATTTCGTTATTATCTATAATAACATTGGTAGAATTTGTTAATCCTGCTTGGAAAGCATGTCCTGTACTTGATACACTAGCATCTGTAGTTGATGATAATCTTAAAGTATTAGCTGTAACTGTGCCACTTGAGCTTATATTGCCTGAGGCTGTTACATTTCCTTCAACTTCTAAATGACCAGTACCAGTTGTTGGTCCAGTTTTTACTTTTAATGAGCCAGATATATGCACAGTATCAGGTTCAACACTATGTTGCCTCATGAAGAATTTCATTAAAGGCGTCTCTAAACTACCTCTTTGGATTTGTAATTCATATTGCGCATTTGCATTTATTACAGGATAGGTTTTATTTGCAGCAGAAGGTCCAAAATGAAGTATATGATTTGCAAAACTTCCTTCACCAAGAAAAATATTATCTCGTGATGAAATTGTTCCACCTGTTAAAATTGTAGAAGTACTACTACCACTTATATTACCTGAGGCTGTTATATTTGTATCTACATTAAAAGATGTTCCTCTTAATTTTGTTTTTCTATTATCTTGACTAATGACAAGTTGACCATCATAATGGATAGCTTCCATGTCAGACGCTATTAATTTAGTAGTACCACTAAGTATTGCATTAGCACTAAATGTTTTTGCTCCACTAAATGTTTGTGTTCCTGTCAGGTGAGCAGTGTTTGATGATAAATATGCATCTGCAATGGCAGTACCTTGCCAAGTACCAGTTCCAATAGTACCTACTGTGGTAATATTTGAAGTACCTGCAAATGTTGAAATTGCTGTGTTTTCTACATTAGTTAAATTTGAACCAATAATTGTACCACTTGAACTTATATTACCTGAGGCTGTTATATGATTATTTACAGTTAAAGATTTATCTTGATCTATAGTTGCTGCTAAAGCTGTTGCACTGGTAGTATTTGGTGTGACATGAAATTCAAGTTTACTACCTCCATTAGCTTCAGATGCATGATCTTCTGTTGCAACACCTTTTATTCTTAAAGTAGTTCCATCATCATCTTCATTATTGAAAGCTATTTGTCCTAGTTCATCACCATCTGCTACTGTAGTACTTGCATCTAAAAGTGTTAATGCAGGTGTTGTTCCTTCTATAACCACACTATCTGCTAAATAAACACGATCAAAACTACGTTTCATGTAAATTTGCCGCATAAAAGTATTATCATGCATAGTACCTATAGCAAACTCATCATTATCTTCATTGTAAACTATTTTTGCTCCATATTGAGGAGAGTCAACATCGTAAGTTCCTGTCTCATAAAATGTTATACCGCCGCCGCTAGCATCATCACCATTTTGACAGTCAATAGAAATCCAATTATTTGATGTATCACCTGCGCCCCCAATTCTTAAATTACCTTGTAATGTAGTATCACCACTTATTATATCGTTAAAAGTAGTAGCACCATGTATCTGATTATTACTAGATGCACTTATAATTATTCTAATACCTTTTAGTTTTTTAGTGTCCCCTAATGTAATGTCATCTGCAAAATTTGAAGTACTAGCTATATCTAATGTGTTAGCTTTTATTTCTCCACTTGCACTTATATTACCATACACAGTTAACATATTAGTAGTATCAGGCGTTCCTCCTATTGCAATACGTGCATTTTCATTTGCTGTTCCACCGGACGCCGATACCATAAAATGGTTAACAGAGGCTGGGTTAGTAATGCCGGCATTAATTATTAAACCACCTTGTCCTATTCCAAACGTGTATTCATTTCCAGGATAGTCAAAGAATATTCCTGCGGTACTAGAGGCCATACGAATATCATCGCCTATAAATAAGTCATCACTTATTGTTAAATCATCACAAAATATATCACCACTTGCACTTATGTTACCTGAGGCTGTTATATTAGTTGCTTTTATATCACCATCTACAGTTAATAATGAATCACTTACTGTATTTGTTCCAATAGCCATTTTATTAGCTCCGGCATCTACAAATAATAAATGAGTATCAGAATTTGATTCTACTCTAAAATCAACCGGTGCTTGGCCCCCCTCATTAATCGTAACTCCTGCTGATGAAAATCTAGCTGCTTCTACACCATTAGCATTTATTTTCCAATAATCATCATTATTAGCTATTATTCGTGTACCAGATGATCCTACAAAAATTTCACCATTATTAGATAATTCAATGTTACCATCCATACTTAACGCACCTGATACATTTAAAGAACCAGTACGTTTATGAATATCACCAGAATCATCTCCAAAATCTGTTGAACCTGATAAGGTTTGAGTTGTTATATTAGTAACTGAAGTAGAAACTATGTAATTTTCAGCTGTTAAATTTTTAAAAGTAAAACTATTAACACTAACTGAACTTGAACCATAAAATAATTTACCATTATCAAGATTAATTGCTAATTCTCCATCTGCTAATCCTGATGGGACTGATGTTCCTGTTCCTCTTTTTATTTGTATTGTACTTGCCATATATTATAAATATTAGAAGGTCCCCCCATCCAAAGTTGCATCGTTTATATTACCTTTAAGTTGTATGTCAGTATTACCATCACCAATTCGAGCATAATTATTATTTCCATTTAAATTAAAATCATGAAAAAGGGTACCACTAATAAATGTACCTATTCTGCCTGTAGTTGTGTATTTACTGTAAGTTGAATCATCATCTGGGTGCATTACAGCATCAGGACGAACAATGTTAGTTTTACCTGTGTCTCCACCTTTTAAATTTCTAGAAATAGTGTTGATTGTTTTTCCTTCTTTTAAAGTATCTAAGTCACCTTTATTAAAAGGAGTCCCACCAATAAAAATTGTATTTGCATCAAATTCACCCGTAGAGGCTGATATTGTAGTACATATTATTCTGCCAAATGATCCTGTAGATGTAACTGTAATATCTGTAACTGTGGGGTTGACTAAAGAACCAGTACCATCCTTAAGAGTACCACCATCAGTTTGTAATAATCGTTGGTAAGTGTCCTGTATATTTTGACCTGTTAGGTTAGCCATTTAAAACCATTTTATTTTTTACTTTCTAATATCTTTAAAACGCCATTAATAACTTTTTCAGTGTTATTAACTGTGTTTTCTTTAAGATAAGTAGCAACTATATTATTTAATTTGTTTCTTTTGTATGATATATTATCAATGTTAATGTCTTCTTTTATAAGAAGTTTAAATAAGTTAACCACATGTTTCTTTTCAGATTTTGTAACCTGTTGTGGTTTTATTGTCGCTTTAGCTTCTAAAATTGGTTTTTGGGTTGTTTGGGTTTTTACTTCTACAGTAACTTTTCGGCTTGTTTCAACTTCAAAATCACTTTGCCATGGAGTAAAGAATGTGTCTTCAGCAATTACTTCTAAACGAATATTACCACTAGTATCTTCATCTATAAGGCCTTTAAGTTTTCTAATTGGTATTTCGCATTTACCCTTAGAATTAATAGAACCGTTAAAAAGTAAAGAGTAGTCTTGGGTTTCGACTACTAATCTTGCTTTTGATTTTTTTAAACTTGCACCTTGAAGTGAAATATTACACTCAAATAGTTCAGTTTTATCTGTAAATAAT